TTGAGGTTCGCCATTATAACCACATAAAGTACATTCTTCTTGCTCACCTAGTTCAAGATATTGAAATTCTGTAAATGTATCTTTATCTGTAAACATTGGTATTCTAAACTTAAATCTATCGTTCATTCGCTTACCTCCAAAAGTTCTTTGTTTTCGTATATATTACCGATTACTTCATAATCATTTTTGTAAAAATCATAGTCTGTAACTGTTGCATTTAGGTAAAAGCCTATTAACTCTTTATCATCCCAAGAAACAACTGCCTTTATCTCGTTTGTATCAAAATTAAATTTGACTATATCTCCTTCATAAATCAGTTTGCCGTTCTTGTCTTTAAAACCTGTA